TAGGCTTTTCATAGGAAAAATTATGGATATTCGTATTTTTAATAAAGGTGCTGATACTTGGCGTGTAACTGTAAACAACAAAACAGAGTTGGTTGCTGACGATTGGGAAGAAGCAAAAGCATTTGTAGATCGTTTGGTTATGCCTCTGCCTGAAGTTCGAGACATGACTGCTTTTGAACTAAAGCAAGCAATGGTTGAAGATGAAAAAGAGTGGGATCTTGACCATGCACCTTCTAAAGAATAATGCCCTATAAACGTAAAGGGCGAACAGTTTTTGTAAAGAAAGCAGGAGCTTGGCGTAAAAAAGCAACTGCAAAAACCGTAATAAAAGCCAAAAGAATGATGTCCATTCTACAGAGAGCAAAAGCTCGAAGGAAAAAATAATGCCAGCAGGAAAAGGTACTTATGGAAAGCGTCGAGGTCGTCCGCCTATGAAAGGTAAGAAGCGTGGAGCCGGTAAAAAGAAAAAGTCTATGGGCCTAACCGCCAAACAGAAAAAGCTTCCTATGGCTCTTCAAAAAGCCATTATGAAGAAAAAGCGGCGCGGTCGGTGAAAATAACCAGTGCGGGCAAGGTTTGCAAGCATGGATAGTGTAGGACCAACAGTTCCTGTAACAAGTGTTAGAACTCAAACATTTCAACGAGTACAGGAACTACCTCACTCAAACACTACTAAAGTAACTACTGTAACTTATGAAGTTACTACTTATGATAAGAACGGGCGTCTTAGCACAAGTACTAACGTTTACCAAAATGATTATTTGGTATAGAGAAAACCATGGCGGTGAAACGAAAAACTAAGCGCAAAGTAGCTAAAAAACGACCAGTGCCTACAAACAAACGATTATATGCACAAGTAAAAGCTGAAACTAAACGCCGTTTTAAAGTTTATCCTTCAGCATACGCAAATGGCTGGCTTGTAAGAACTTACAAGGCACGTGGCGGTAAATACCGCATGGGGAAATAGCATGGAATTTTTTATTGGACTCGTAGTTGGAGTAGCACTATACTGGGCCTGGGGTAAGTGGGGCCATAAGTTTATCTAATGGCTAAAACTCGTGGTGGACTCACCAAATGGTTTAAGGAAAAATGGGTAGATATTTCTCGTCCAAAAAAGGGCGGGGGATATCAACCTTGCGGTCGTAAGAAGGCAGGAAGTAAAAAATATCCAAAATGTGTTCCTGCTTCAAAAGCAGCCCGCATGACTCCTGCAGAGCGTCGTTCTGCAATTCGTAGAAAAAGAGCAGCCGGGAATCCCGGAGGCAAGCCGACTATGGTAAAAACTTTTACCAAGCGGAAAGGAAGAATGAAGCGTGGCGGCAAAAAGAAAAGGTAAAAAACGCGACCCTCGACTTGCTCGAGCAAAAGTTTCTGGTTATAACAAACCAAAACGAACTCCTGGGCACCCTAAAAAGTCACATATTGTAGTGGCAAAAGTTGGAAATAAAGTTAAAACTATTCGCTTTGGGCAGCAAGGAGCAAAAACAGCAGGTAAGCCAAAAGCTGGAGAGTCAGAAGCAATGAAGCGTAAACGTGCATCTTTCAAAGCACGTCATGCAAAAAACATTGCAAAAGGAAAAATGTCCGCAGCTTACTGGGCTGATAAGGTGAAGTGGTAATGTTTGAAGGTCAGATTGCAGGATTAAACAAACATTGGGAGTATAAGTATGATAAAGATCAGTACGCTTCCAAAGATCACTGGAAAGTTATGACAGAAACTCCTTACCACGGAGACTGTGAAGATTATGCACTTACTGCACTTTGGTTAATTTGTGGTAAGTCTTGGTTGATGTTTTGGTTTAAGCTTTTTACATTTCAAGCACAGCTAAAACTCGTACATACAAAAAACGGTGGAGGACACGGAGTTCTTCGCTACAAAAAGAAGTACATTGACAACTGGTCTAAAAAGTTCGTTACTAAACAAGAAATGGAAGAGCTTGGACACGTGTTTCAACCAATAAGATTCCTGCCCACTACGGTAGCAATCAAGATGCTTATGGCAAAAGTAGTGGAGTTAAAAAATGGAAGAGGAAACTAAAGGATTTCATCCAGCAGATACAAACGGAGATGGAAAAGTAAGTGCTGAAGAGGAACGTATGTTTCTTGAATTTAAGCGTAAAGAGCTTGAAGATCTTGATGCAATGCGAGATGCTCAGCGTAGCATGACTTGGTTTGCACTTTTCGGGCTACTTCTTTATCCATTTGCAGTTGTACTTGCAGACTGGATTGGGCTAGACCAAGCATCAAAAATACTTGGCGACATGGCGGCTACATACTTTGTATCAGTAGCGGCAGTCGTTGCTGCCTTCTTCGGAACGCAAGCATACTCAAGTAAAAAATGATTAAGTTGTTGCCGCTTGTATTTTTAAGCGGTTGCGTAGCATTATCTCCAAATCTAGAAATGCACGAAGATTTAATTACAGGGCAAGAGTATTACAGTTTTGAACTTGGAGTATCGTACCCAAAAAAGAAGTTTATGACTCCGGAAGAGTGGACAGAATATCATCAAGCTCCGGACAGCCAAAAGGAAGCATTATATGCTACTTACAAAGAGCGGGAAGAAATTGAAAAACGCTGGGAAAACTTTATTGAAAATTGTCTCCTGGCCGGTACGTTGGATTGTTAGTTTTTTCTATAATGAGTGGGAAGTAACTATCTGGATAGACCCACAAAAGAAAACACAGTACAACTTTAAATGGCTTGAAAAATGTGAGGCAAAACATTTAAAAGGAAAGTTAATGTCTGGAGAGCCCTTTGAACTGAAAACTCAAGATGCTTTTAACTTTCAAATTAAAAAGGTGAAGTAATGTTTGCAATGTTAAAAATGCTTCCAATTATTATCGTTTTAGCAGGTGCAGGATATGCATACCACACCACGGTAGTTAGTCAAAAAGAAGCAGTTATTGCACGACTTGAAGCAAACGCTGTAACTCTTAAAGAAAATGCAATTCGTCTTGAAACTGCATTTGAAAAAGAAAAAACTGCTCGAGAACGATCAGAACAAAACTTGCAGCGACAACTACAAGTTGTAGGTGAGTTGACAGAAAAGAACAATTCAATGCAAGCAGAAATGGATGATTACTTGTCTATTTTTAAGCGGCATAATCTTACTAAGTTAGCTCGTGCAAAGCCTGGATTGATTGAACCTCGAATCAATAATGGCACAAAAGATGTATTTCGAGCTATTGAAGAAGCAAGTAAGGAGGTAGAAAATGCGGATTCTCAGTAGTGTTTTACTAATTTCATTACTGGCAGGCTGCTCTTACCTACCTATGCGTGAGCCGCTTCCTGCACCAGAACCAATTATTAAAACGGTAACGGAGTATAAAACTCTTGAAATTTATCAACCTCCGCTACCAAAAGCAATTGATTTACAAGACGTAGAATTTTTTGTAATTACGGAAAAGAACTTTGAAGAGCAAGTAAAGCGTCTTGAAAAAATGCAAGACGGAACTTATGTACTCTTTGGAATTACTCCACAAGACTACGAAAATATGGCATATAATCTTCAGGAGCTTCGACGTTATATTCGACAGCAAAAAGAGATTATTATTTATTATCGTCAAGCAACACAAGACGATGAAAATACCGATTCAGAAGATTGGCTAGAGCGCAATGAAGAGGCTTTAGAGGATCAACAATCAGAGTAAGCAGTTATGACGGTACAAATTAGTCGTAGGGATATTATCTCCGACGAACTTTTAAATTTACAATCTGAGACACGCTTCTTAAAACTGCCAATAGATCCATATTTGGAACTATTGGGTGTCACTCCCCTACCATCACAGGTAGCAATTATTAATGCGATTAATAATCCAAAATATCGCTTTGTATGTGCAGCAGTTTCACGCAGACAAGGCAAAACATACATCGCAAACATTATTGGGCAGCTAGTTTCTCTAGTACCCAATTCAAACATTCTGATAATGTCCCCCAACTACTCGCTGTCTCAGATTTCTTTTGATTTACAAAGAAATCTAATTAAGCACTTTGATCTCGAAGTAGCAAAGGACAATGCAAAAGACAAAGTTATTGAGCTGAGTAATGGCTCTACAGTTCGAATGGGTTCTGTAAACCAGGTTGATTCCTGTGTAGGACGTAGCTATGATTTAATTATTTTTGACGAGGCGGCGTTGGCAGACGGACGTGATGCGTTCAATGTAGCTTTACGCCCTACTCTGGATAAAGAAAACTCTAAAGCAATCTTTATCTCGACCCCTCGGGGCAGGAACAACTGGTTTGCAGAATTCTTTGATAGAGGATTTAATGATGAGTTTCCAGAGTGGTGCTCGATACGGGCTACTTATAAAGATAATCCGCGCATGTCTGAATTGGATATACAAGAAGCTAAAAAATCTATGTCCGATGCAGAATTTAGGCAGGAGTATGAAGCAGACTTTAATACTTATGAAGGGCAAATTTGGAACTTCAATCACGAAGCCTGCATCACCAATAATGAAGAGCTTGATACTAGCCGCATGGATGTATTTGCTGGTCTCGACGTTGGTTATCGTGACCCAACTGCTTTTGTGGTTATAGCTTATGATTGGGATGAAGAGGTGTACTATGTACTTGATGAATATCTTGATGCTGAAAAGACAACAGAGCAACATGCCAGTGTAATTCGTGCTATGGTGGAGAAATGGGACATTGATTATATTTACATTGATTCCGCTGCACAGCAAACTCGATTTGACTTCGCACAAAATTACGACATTACTACTGTAAATGCTAAGAAATCGATTTTAGATGGAATCGCGCACGTAGCAGGAGTGGTAGATAATGATAAACTTATGGTTGATCAGCGATGCGGCGAAGTACTAGCATGCCTTGATCAGTATCAGTGGGATCCAAATCCTAATCTGGCAAAAGAAAAACCGAAACATAATCGAGCATCTCATATGGCTGATGGTTTACGATATGCACTCTATTCTTTTGAAACTAGTAACAGTGGGTTCTAAGGAGACCTACAAAAAATAGTATTTGACAATTTATCTTACAAGGGCTATAATTCAAAATGAAAAAGCTGAAAAGAGATCCAGTAAAATATATTAGGGATCGAGCTAAATCAAAGTATGAAAAGGGTACAGAATGTCACATTTGTGGCGCTGACACTGAACTCGACTTTCACCACTTTTATACTCTTGCCCCTCTGTTACGAGAATGGCTAAAGAAGAAACAAAAAGAGCGGCCAGAACATTATACAGACGAGTACATTGTAATCTGGCGGGACGAGTTTATAGAAGATAAATGGGCGGAGCTGTACGAGCACACTGTCACACTTTGCCATAGACATCATTTAGAGCTGCACAGATTATACGGCAGAAATCCAGCCCTGGTAACGGCTAAAAAGCAAATGCGCTGGGTAGAGATTCAAAGAGACAAACATGGCATGGTATGACAGACTAATCGGACGAACGCCAGAGGTTGAGGAAAAACTCAATCCAGCCCAGCCATACTTCGATCACAAAACTGAGCCCTCTCGTGAAAAAGTTGTAAACTACGAGCGTGCATACGAAGACCTTGAAATCGTAAATCGCGGTGTAAACCTCATCGTAGATGATGCTTCGGAGATTCCGATATCGGTAGGACCGCAAATTCAAGGAATGAATAGTGTAATAAAAGGTATTAAGCGTTCTCGTGTTGAGCTATTACTCAACAAAGAGCCAAATCCTTTTCAAGATATTAGTACTTTCCGTCGTAATTTGATTACTGACTTTTTGCTTGACGGAAACATTTTTATTTATTTCGATGGTGTACATATGTACCATCTGCCTGCAAATAAGATGACAATTCATGCAGATGATACA